TTGTGGCAACGAACTGAAATCTTTAACATAACCTGACGGTCTACCACAGTTGAACCCTCCGTAGTTGTCCTTCAAGTCGCCATTCAAAGACGTTGCCATTACAGTACGCAACATCCGTCCTTCCCCCCCATCAGGCTTCTGATAGTTTTTATCGTAACGCTGAAACTGAAAGCGTTGCATAAACGGACGAATAGTTATCGTATCACTGTAATACACAGTATCATCAGGAAAAGTGACAGAGTACGCTCCTGCTTTGACAATGGCGACTTCCATACTCTCACCATCGACTTGCTTTGTACCCATCACGTTCTGATGAACCTGCTTAATCTCTGCTAAAGCTGATGTGCTTTTCGCAGGGACATTCGACATCCCCATTAGTTCTGCTAGATCGGCAGGGGATTTTCCTATTACTGCTAATGTGTTATCCACTATTATATACTCCTTATATTAAGTTTTAAATTTTATCAGACTACATCTTTAACGTCAAGCCAATTATCACCTATTTTAGATTCTAATAGCATTGGAACATTTACATCAATATCATAATAATTTTCTATAATTTTTTTAAGATTATTATTAACTTCTCTAATTATTCCTAATACATCTTTTTCCTCTAATGGGTGAACATCTAACACGACTGAATCATGCACTGTGTTTACTAACATACTCTTTAATTCTTTTTGGTCTAAACGCTTCTCTATCTCCAACAATACAATAGGAACTATATCACCTGTAGCAAAGCCCTGAACAGGATAGTTCTTAATCATGGTAAAGTGGGTTGGAGTTCCACTTCTCCGTCTCTCTACGTCAGGGAAAGCATACTGCCTACCTGATGGTATCTTTATTCTACCAAGGTTGATAGCCTCGTCACCTAACTTCTTGTGCCACTTAGCTATGCCTTTATACTTGTCCATAAAGTGTGTGTAATACTCAGCCTCAGCTTTCGTTCTGCCGTACCCTGTAGCTCCATAGAGAGGAGCAAAGGTATGTGCCTTAGCTTCTTGCCTAGTCGTTGGTTGTCCTGCCTCAGAGATAATCTGAGCCGTATAGGAGTGAACGTCAAAGCCTGTAGATACTTCTTGCATTGCAACTTTATCTTGTGACAATAATGCTGCAACTCTAAATTCTAGCTGTGCAAAGTCTGCTTCAAGTATCTTACCCTTCAAGCCAAACTGATCGCTGTTCCAACGAGAGGTAAACACTTTCTTAACAGGAAACGTACCACCTCTAGGCATGTTCTGCATGTTAGGATTGCGTCCACTAAAACGTCCTGTAGCTGTGACATGCTGTGTAAGACTCACATGTAACAAACCATCGTCCTTAGTGTAATGCTCTATGCCATCGACAAAGGCTGACAGGTAGCTTGATATAGCACTTTGCCTTTTAAGGTCTGTCAAGAAAGTTTCTGCTGTTGTCATACCTTTTGTCTTGGCTATGTTGATAAGGCTCTCTAAGTTACCTTTACTTGTAGAGAACCCATTGGCACTGACCCAATCCTTAGACGGTGGGAAGAACCCTAGCCCTGCCATGTGCTTTAACTTGGTTAGCTTGTACCCTCTCGTATCACACTCAGGACAACGAGTTGGCTTGGCAAAAGGACTTCCATCCTTCTTAGTTTTATACACCTTGCCTTTTCCATGACACTTCTGACAAACACTAGCCTTAGTCTTCACCATCATAGAACTATTATCTTTAACAGCCTGTCTAAAGTCATCTTTGTTTTCTACATTGTCAAACGCAACAGCCCACTGTTTCTTGTCCTTTAGTATCCTAGAGTATATGACCTGACTTACTTGCTCAGGAGAGTTGAGATTTATAGGAGTGTCACCCATTAGTTCTTTTACTTGTGCGTTTAGTCGTCTCTCTATCTTAACTAGCTCATCCTCAAAGTCCCAACGCACATCCTGTAAAGCTTTCCTATCTATGTTGAACCCATTCATATACATTCTTGTTAGCGTCTTGCATACGTTGTTGGTAATGTCTCTTACCTTAACTAACGATTGGCTCTCAGGCTTGGCATACTCGTCTAGCAATCTCCAATACAAAGCCCTCGTTACAACTAAGTCTTGTGTTAAATACTCCGACAACTCATTAAGAGGTATCTCATCTGTTTGAAAGCCCCTACTAAAATAATCTTTGAGTGTATCTGATTTCTTCATATTAAGATCGTATCGTATTGCACAGTTTTCCAGGCTAACAGATTGTTTCTGCCCACGTTGTAATATGTACTCACCTAGCATAGTGTCAAATATTTCTCCACTATATTTAAAACCACAAGCCCACAGCCATTGCAAATCATACTGTAAGTTGTGTCCTATCAGGAGTGTTGTATTGTCAAGAACTCTTTGTAATCTTGCCTGTGCATCATCGTCCTCAAGAGTTTTTTCATTGTGGTCAAATACAAATATAGTTTTCTCATCTTGATTGATATGATCCATTATGCCTACAAGTGTCAAAGAATTGTCAGGCTCAAAGGGATCAAGATGTAACTTGCCGTCTCGTTTGGTTGTCGTGTTTTCCACATCAAGTATTATCTTCATGCTGAGTACCTTCCTGTTTCTACATCTAGTTCGACATGAACTGTGCCATGCCATCCTGTTAGTTTGTTCTTGGCTAATCTGATATGCCGTTGTGGATCATTACTATCTTGCCCCTCAATGTCAGGGTTCTTACTAATTAATAACATCAAATCTGCCTCTGCTGCCTTTCCTGTCTTACTACCTTCAAGCATAGATTGATTAACATTTATCTTACCTTCTGCTTCTGCTGATAGTTGTGACATCCATATGATAGCACAGTTATACTTCTTGGCGATATTTCTTGCGTGAATTGCCGCCTCCTTTAAGTAGATGTCTGATCTCTCTGAACCCATACTCGCAAACTTATCACCCATATCAAGCACTATGATGTCAGGATTAACGCTCTTGGCTAGTTGCTCCACGTAGTCCATTCTTTTATCCGTTGCATCTTTAATAGATAACAACTGTTTTACAGGCTCGTATCGACTAAGTGCCACCTTTCTATTCTCTAATACTTGGTCACTTGACATATTAGATTTACAGTACAGGTAGCGTAAGCCAACTCTCTTGTATGCTTCTTCATTGCATAACACCACACACTTAGCCCCTTGGTCTATAAAGCCACCCTCCGATGCTATAATACTAGCGTGAAAGGAAGTCTTACCTGTATTAGGTCTAGCCCCTACAATAACAAAGTGTCCCCCACTCAGCCCTTCCACTCGTCTAGCGAGAGATGGTATGTTAAACTTCCATTGATACTTAACATTCAAGTGGTCAACCAATGTGTCAAAGCTAATGTCGTCACCTTCAAACTTAAAACTAGGAGTGAAGTCATCCTGATAGCTGTCTAGTATGTTGCGTAGTGGCTCAAGATTACTTTTAGTTCCGTTCACATAGTCAAAGCCAAGATTAGCTATCTCCTCACCAACCATTTGTTGAAACAGTTTAGATAAAACTTCTTTCGCTATATCGTTATTCATTGGTTCTTCTTTTGATAACTTATTGAAGAGAACCTCGTAAGATGTTTTGTTGGCTGAAGTCATAGTACCATTGTCTGAAAAGAACAAAGCCTGTAGCTCAGTAAGAGATAAGTTTCTCTCATGCTTACCCATAGCTTGATCTAGTGTACCCTTAATCTTTCTAACATCTTTACTAAACAACCTATCAGGGCATCGACTTCCCTTATGCTCATCGTAAAAATCTTTCTGCATTAAACTTCTTATTAGTGCTAATTCTATCATTTTTCTGACCTCTCTTGTAAATATTTTATAGCTTCTTCTAGTAGGTTCACATTATCGTTAAACCTACCTAACCCTATGTTGCACCCATTGCATATCCAACCTCTAAATGTGTTAGTTTCATGGCTATGATCTAGCACCCAAACTGACCTGTCGTTCCACCTATCGTATTCCTTTAGCACCTCTTCTGTTTTATTACAGATAGGACACCTATACTCAGGATCAATCGGTTTTGGATTCTCTCTCATAAGCTGTGTACGTATAGCCTGTTTCTTATTCTCACACTCTTTGCACTCAGTTCGGTAAGCCTTTCCTACTTTAGGTTCTCTGAATGTGAAACAAGAAACATGCTTCTCCTTGTTGCATTTGGGGCAGAATTTATGATCCTTCAAACCTTTTGTTTTTTTAACAACAAAAAGTTCTAGCTGTTCATCATCCATTTAACTGTACCATTTCTCTAAGCTTGTTAAAATCATTCTCACGTTTGTATTTTAAATCATCTTCGATCTGTAGTCCATAAACTTCTGAAGGATCACAGTAACTTTTTAACTCTTTGGTATATTCTATAGTCTTTCCTACTGCGTCAGGATCAAGAGCTACAATAACTTTATCAAAAATATCAAGATACTCTTTGTGTTCTTTTAATAAGTTTGTTCCTAGTAAAGCTACTCCTGTAACACCTATAAATGTTTCTCCAATAACTGTTGCTGACACAACGTCTTCAACAACGACAGCTATACTTTTACTAGGCTTGATACAATACGAATAATACTTTGCTGCCCCTCCGTACTTATACCACTTAGGCTGTGCATTATATAAGGCTCTACCTATAGCATCAATAACTCTACCATTCTTGTATATGGGAAATACAGCCCTTTGACTTTTACAATCGTACAGCAACTCTATGTTTAGATCCCAACGTCTTTTAAATCTCTGCACGTAGGCATTGTTACCATCCGTTATGTACTCAGGCATCTCAAACTTCTTAGGCTCTACCGTTTCTTCTATGCCCTGTATTTTATTCTTAATAGTTTCCACCAACATCGGAGTTAGTGTTGCTCCTTTAACGTCACAACTGTTTCTGTAGCAATTATACAGTATCAATCCGTCTTTATTGGTAGCTGTAAACTTCTTTACTCCGTCACATATGGGGCAATCTATAGTGATAGTTTCACCCTCTTTCACATCTAGCCTTCTTATGAAGTCATTAGTAGGTTTGTTGATCATTTTTACTCTCCTCTCTCCTATTTAAGGCATTTGTAGCCGATTTGTATGTATGTTTTATGTAAGGACGCATCGAGTTAGGGCTGTTGTGTCCTGATACAGCCATAATTTGAGTAGTATCCACACCTGCTTCAACCATTTCTGTTATAGCTGTCCTTCTCATGTCCATTGCTGTTAAATCTTTGGGTAGTCCTGCCACCTTCTTGACCTGATTCACCTGTATACCAATGTCTATGTCGCTGTATATAGCGTAACGTCCACTTCTAGGGTAAGGATGTGGGGCAACATACTTTTGAAAGCCAAAGTCTTTACGCTGTTGCTCCAACATTTTGTGCATACTCTCCTTAATAGGCAAATGGACTTCTGCTCTCTTCTTAGACTGCTCCAAGTCAAGTCTGCGTTCCTCAAAGTTTATATTGCTCCACTCCAAGGTTCGCATGTCGCCTATCCTCTGTGCAAAACTATAAGCCATATGCACTATCAGTCCTATACTTCTCCACTTATATTCTCCATAAGCTGTATCCAAGAACAATCGAACTTGATCCTCCGTCCACATAACCTTCCTTGGTTGTGTCTGCATCTTGGTAACGTGCTTCATTGGGTTGTTAGGTATCAACTCTAGTTCTACGGCTGTATTAAAGAGAACAGAACTAACTGTAGCTGTCATGTTTGCTGTCCTAACTCCACGTTTTAGCCACTCTTGGTACGCTTTTTTACACTCAGACACGCCAATCTTCCCTAGATTAGTGCGACCCATCGTAACTTTGGGGCTGAAAAACGTCCCTGCAGCCCTATCAATACAGTAATCATAGTCTCTTTGGGTTCTTAATCGTAGTGAAAGGAACTGTGGTGTCGTCCTGTAGTAGGCAACAAGATCATCAAATGTTTTTATAGTCATCATTCATCATCCATACACAAAGAATAATTATAACATATAGTATTAATAAGAAAAGGTATCCCATCACTTCATCTCCTTTGGTTTACGTAAAGGTATTCTAACCTCCACTACTTTCTTTTGTCGCCACATTACAGCCCTCTCTCCGTTGCCTTCAAAAGCAATGGCAAGAGCGTCTTTACTCACAAAACCAGGGTCTAGTTCCCAAACATATCCGTTCTGTTTGTTCTCTCTAGCTTGATGTATAAACTCTTTGTTTTGCTCCACAAAAACAAATGCTGCAAATCCTAAAAATAGTTCTGTCATATCATTTCTCCCATCTATAAAATATATGTCTATCAATTCTAGTCGTTCTCGTTTTAGTCTTAGCCCACGCAGGTCTAACGTAGGTTGCGTGGTAGTGTGTTGCCCCTTCTGTTATGTCAAGAGTGATAGTCTTGGTTAACAAAATGGATGCGTGTTCTAAGGCTAGACTCCACGTTTTACTCTCAAAGTTCGGTTCGTCTTTCTTGCCATCACAAAACCAAGTGAACTGACACTTCCAACGCACAGGCTTGTTTGAGTTCTTGTACGTCACAGCCTCTTTCACTACCTCGCATACTGTATCAGGAAATCTATTGTCGGCTACACGATTAAGAACTACTTGCCCTACAGCCATTTGTCCTATCATCGATTGATTGCCTGCCTCATGGTAGATGTTAACTGCCATGCACATCAGTGCT